CAACTAACAGCCTACCCTTCTGGGATAAGGCATACCGTACCCTGTAATTCATCTTGGTCTCATCACGGAAGTAATGGTCTTCCATAGTATTGCTTGGCGTGAGTTTATCAAAGTGCTTGTATATGTATCCTTCACGCATTAGTGGGTACACAATCCTTTCCGATAACTTATTCTTACTCTTACCCATGGCGTCTGCTACATACCTCAGCGTCCAGAACTCCAGATCATAAATAAAGAACAGGAACTCTACCTCGGCTTTACCCAGGTTGTAGTTCTGCTTTGCATCTATATACAGTTTGTGTAGGTTCTTTAGACCGTTCTCCTGGATGTACTTCTTGTCAATCTTGGAGAACTCACGGAACTTCTTCTTTCGGCTTACAGTACTTTTCGGCATATGAGTATCTTTGTTAGGTAAAAGTAATACATATGGCATCACTTAGCGGAAATAAAATTAAGGACACCTACAACATCCTATTGAAACTCGAATCTGGAGAGGCGTCTTCAAGTGAACAGGTGGTAGAAGATGGCGCAGGAAACGGCACTGCCCTCAAGTTATCTACCGATACTGTAGAGACTACGGGGGCTTTAAAGATATCTGGCACACCATCAACCTCAACCAGCGATGTAAAAGCATTAATGCTCAGTACATCTGGTGTAGTAGTGACACGTGACCTCAACACAAACCCTATTGGTACAGCGTCAATTACTGCAAATGCACCACTGTCTGCTACTGGTAGCACTGTTGAGTTAGATGATCCAGCAAATATCTCGCAGATTACCTCTCCCGCAGATAATGACAAGTACCTCATCTGGGATGAAAGTGCAAGCGAGTACAAGTATATTGAGCAAAGCGACTTGGCTTCTGCTATATCTGGCTCCATTGCAGTAACAACAGAGCAGTCTTTATATGCACGACCCAATAGTAGTAACGCTATATCGAGCACTGCAATCGTTCCTATACAGATGGCGGAGATATATGGCGACTCTTCAGCAACTGGATCTACTTCCGCCGCAACATCTTCCGTAGTGTTCGGCACAGGAGCCGAGACTTTCTTGCAATTAGCACAGGTATCTGACCCAAGAGATAGTATTCTATTAAATGAGAAAGCCGGGTATTACAGAATCACAGCATCTATTGAGTTGGATTCTTCAGCGAATACTGACGTAGACCTACAGATATACGACTATAGTAATGCTACATCGCTCGGTGATTCCTTTAGAACAGTGAAATCTGGTGAGACATACCATGCTCAATTCAGTATATTATACTACAGTGACGGGACTGCTGGATATTACATCCAGATGAGAGCACAGGCAGGCGCTACAGGTGTTACTGTAAATCAAGCAAATACGTTTGTACAAGTTGAGTATATTGGTACAAACGAATCTTTCTAATGACTCACAAGGATAGAATTGAATTTTTCCAATTACTTCGACTTAAACTTGATGAAATAGAAGAAATCATGGAAGCGTATGGAGGTAAACAACAGTTTCTTTCCATGTGGTGTTTCGGTGTGTATGTGCCAGAAAACAAGCAAGACCCAGATCGCTATGAGATGATGGCAGGAATGCACATGGCTATGGAAGATGAATTTGATTTAATGGCTACCACTGTAGAGGAATGCTTCGAGGAACATCGAAACAATCCAGACAGTGATACAGACTCTGGGACAATTGACTACTGGTTAAATAAATAGAATGGAACTCATTAGAAAAATCATCATCGGGCAGAACCCGAAGGATGCCATGGCTTATTACGTGGGCCAGCGTGCAGGAGACTCAATCATTGATTCAATAGTAATGGACGAAAGATGTTTTGTAAAACATGGAATTCGTCGCTATCTTGTATACATCTATAATGAGAACGAGGGCACCATGCTCTGGAAGACGATAGATGATATGCCAGTATTAATTGAACATGATTGTGAATTTAAATGATTGTAATTGACAACTTTGTAAGAGACTATTCACTTCTAAAAGAGATAGAGGAGAATAAAGAGGAGTTCTTTGCCGACAACGGTAACTACTATTGGTGGGACGGATGGTGGGCCTCACCAGAAGACACCGTTAAGAAAAGACTTATCAAGTACCTGTGGGCAGACCGTTCACCATACGACTCTGTGACCATCTCTGGTTTTGAGTATTGGACAGGTCAGTTTGGTCCAGATAAGGGATCAGATTATCTCAATATGCACCTTGACAAGGATGAAGCCCTATGGAAAGCGCAGGGAGAACTATCCAGTCCTATTGTCGGAACAGTTTTCTACCCTGTTCCCATGGATATAGAGGGTGGGTACTTAGAGATATTCAATCACGGTGTAGACAACGAGCCAGAAAGGATAGAAGCAAAGTTCAATAGGCTTATCATATTTGACGCAGGTGGCACACACCACAGGGTAACTAAGGTAACGAAAGGGTTACGCTCTGCAATTGCAGTCAACTTATGGGACCCAAAGCCAACAGGTAATCTAAAACAGGAATGAGATCGCTACGTCATTTCTTAGTTCGTGTGCCAAACGTCACTAAGAATACCATAGAAATTAATGGTGAGACCATGTATCTGGATACCAAGTTCGATGAGTTTAACCACCGAACCATGGATGGAGAGGTTATCGCTACTCCCGCTAAATACGAAACAGAAGTAGAGGTAGGGGATACCATGTACTTTCATCACCACGTGGTGCTTGGGGGTAATCACCTAATGTTGTCCGATGAGACAACTCAGTTAGAGGAGACAAAGAAGCGTGGTCAGTTCATTGACCCAGACGATGACATCTATGTGGTGTACTACGATGGTAATCGTGATCCCATATCCACACAAGCATATGCATTCAAGAGCAAAAGAACCGGAGAGATTCGGTTACTTAGCGATTGGATTTTCCTTGTACCAGAAGACCAGGAAGAGCCAGAAGAGGAAGAATACGAATTTGGAGACCATGTGATATACCTTCTTCCAAAGAAAGAGGAACCGGAGGAGAAGTTTGGTTACGTGAAGTGGTCTTCACCTAAGTTAGAAGAACTTGGCCTGGAGCCAGGGGACAAGGTACTGATTAGAAAGAACGCTGACTACGAGATGGAGGTAGACGGAGAGAGACTGTATAGAACTTATTTGAAATCAATCCATGGCAAAGTCGAAGAAGTATAACAACATTGATACCGCAGAGCGCTTGATGCAAGCGATGCAGATTGCGATAGAGAACATGATTAACGAGATACAGAAGCCCGTGGATCAGGAACTCAGTGGCTCCCAAAGAAAAGCGGAGTTGCAATCCATAAAGCAAACAGCGGTCGATGCAAAAGAACTAATTGTTGAAAGAGAAAGACTTGAGCAACTCATTAAAGGACTTAAGCAAGATGGAGAAATCAAAGAAGAACGAGACTACTCCGGAGGATTCGCAGAGCAATACTCCAAGTAGTCAAGTCTTCATTTACTGGGATTATTAATACGTAGCCCAGTATGTAGTGTGTGAGTGTACGGCGGAGATGTCACAGTCTTCTATGACGCAGATTTGACCCGCTGTACCTGTGCTACTTGCACATGATGTAAGCAAACACACCACTACGAATACAAATAGTTTCTTCATAGTCCTGGTGTTAATTTAGTGTTAAGATAGTAAAATGGCGGGACTTGTACAAATAGAAGATGAATTAGTAGTCAATATATGCCCTGACAAAACCGAAGGAAATGTCAGTCTATACTTTGACTTACCTATACAGTTTCCTAAGAAGCCCGCTAAGAAGGACATACTGTTTCACGACAAGCCCAAGGAAGAGCAACGCTGGGTAAGAGAGGAACTACCACAAGAACTCAGAAGGATACGCTCTATGGAGGAGTGGATGGAAATGCCGGAAGCATTCCGAAAGAAACACACCCCATACATCAGTCAAGAATACAAAAGAAGAAGAAATGGAGTATGGTTCTACAACAACGGGGTACCTACCTACATCACAGGAAACCACTACTTTTTCCTACAGTGGTGTAAGATTGATATCGGATACCCATCGTACCTCGACTTTCAACGGGAACTATTCGTACACCTTGAGGCCTGTATAGCAGACCCACGCTGTATAGGGCAGATATACGTAAAGTGTCGTCGATCTGGATACACGAATATGTCGGCGGCTATCCTGGTGAACGAAGGTACACAGGTTAAGGAGAAACTACTGGGCATCATGTCGAAGACAGGATCAGATGCGCAGGAGAATATATTCATGAAGAAGGTGGTGCCTATCTATAAGTCACTGCCTTTCTTCTTTAAACCTATTCAAGATGGTACTACCAACCCCAGAATGGAACTTGCTTTTAGGGAGCCTTCAAAGCGCATTACAAAGAAGAACAAAACTTCTTCCAGAGGAGAGGCGCTTAACACAATTATTAACTGGAAGAACACCACCAACAACGCATACGATGGCGAGAAACTCCACATCCTGTATCTGGATGAGGCAGGTAAATGGGAAAAAGGTAATGATATACGAGAAGCCTGGAGGATACAGCGCACTTGTCTGCTGGTAGGTAGAAAGATTGTGGGCAAAGCACTGGTAGGTAGTACAGTAAACCCACTGGACCGAGGAGGTACTCAGTACCGGGAAATGTTTTACTCAAGCGATGTTAATGACAGAAATGCAAACGGAAGAACAAAGACAGGTTTGTATGGCTGCTTTATACCAGCGTACGACGCATTAGAAGGGTTCTTTGACATCTATGGTATGCCTGTAGTAGACGACCCAGAGAAACCAATCATAGGACTTGAGGGTGAGTACATAAGCATAGGTGCAAAGACCTACTTGAAGAATGAAAGAAAAGGACTGGCAGGAGATTCTTACGAACTCAATGAGGTAATTAGGCAGTTCCCTTTTACTGAGGCTGAGGCGTTTAGAGATAGCGCCAAGGCTTCTTTGTTTAACGTCCAGAAGATATACGAGCAGATAGAATACAATCAAGACTTGTTTCCATCACCTGTTGTTGTAGGGAACTTCAATTGGGCAAACGGTGTACAAGACAGCGAGGTTGTGTTTAGTCCAGACCCCAATGGGAGATGGAGAGTAGCATGGATGCCCCCAGTAGATTTAAGAAACAAGACCAAGCCAGAGAACAACTGGCTGGGCTGTGCTGGTGTGGATAGTTATGATATTGACGCCACTGTAGACGGACGTGGTTCTAAGGGTGCATGTCACTTCTTTAATAAGTTTAACATGACCCACCCTTCTAATATGTTTGTGGCAGAGTATGCGTCACGTCCACCGTTGGCTAAGATATTTTATGAAGACATACTGATGGCTGCTAAGTTCTATGGATACCCTGTATTGATTGAGAACAACAAGTACGGAATTGCAAGGTACTTTGAATCAAGGGGTTACGACCATTTCTTGTTAGACAGACCCGCTCACCTTACCTCAACATACGGAAGCAAGACAAAGACTAAGGGTATACCATCAAACTCACAGGACGTTATCCAGGCACATGCACAGGCTATTGAATCTTACATACATGCACACGTAGGGCTGAACGAGGAGACCCTTGAGTTTGGTAAGATGTACTTTGAAAGAACCCTCGAGGATTGGATTAATTTCAAGATAGATGACCGTACCAAATATGACCTTTCAATTTCGAGTGGATTAGCACTTCTTGCAGCGCAGGGGCATAAGCCAGAGAAACCAAAAAGTGATTTCACTGGCAAGCAATTCTTCCGTAAAGGTCAGATAATTATACGAAGATAATAAGAGGTATATTTGCAGTAGTAGCAATCTTGAGTATGAACAACGAATACAAAAATGGACAATCATCCTTTCCGGACCCATTGGCGCCAGTAGAGGAGAAGATGTCTAACGAATACGGCCTATCGTATGCGAAGGCTATGTTTGCTCAATGGATTGGTAGTGACTATCAGAACTCTCTATACGGGAGAAGAAACGGCGAGTTTGAGCGCTGTAGAGATTACGCACAAGGAACGCAGGACACATCAATCTATAGACAAATACTAAACTCTCTTGAGAACAATAACGGCGATGGAACATTACTAACACTGGATTACACGCCAGTACCCATCGTTCCTAAGTTTGTAAAGATTGTTGTTAACAAGATTCTTTCCAAAGAACCATACCCACAGATTGAGGCTATTGACCCACTCTCTAAATCAGAGAAGGACAAGAAAAAGAACGCTACAGTATTGCGTATCGAGAATCGTGATATGATTGAAGAGGCTAAGTCGCTTGGCCTTAACGTAAAACAAGACCCATCACAACTTCCAGAAACTCCAGAAGAGACTGAGATATTCTTAGACACTAACATCAAGACTGACGCAGAAATCTCTGCACAAATTGCTACTGAGATGACATTGAAGTGGAACGACTTCAATCAATCTATCTACCGTCGTTGTGTCGAAGACTTGACCACTCTTGGTATGGGTGTTGCTAAACGAAGCAACGACCCTAACTATGGGATTAAGGAAGAGTATGTAGACCCAAAGAAGTTTATCCACAACTACACGGATGATCCAAACTTCACGGAACTAACTTACGCTGGACACTTTAAGTACATCACGATTATGGACTTGAAGCGTATTGCTGGTGACCAGTTCACTGAAGCGCAGTATGAGGAGATTGCTAAGACGGTAATGAACAAGTACGGTAATAACCCTACACAGTTCTCTACCACTGGGTATACTTATGACAGACCAGGAACCAGGTACCGTCAAGGATATGACGAGTACAAGATTGAAATCCTGGACTTTGAATACATGTCTGTTGATGACATTATCTACGAGAAGAAAGAATCAGCATACGGTAACATTGGGTTCTACTACAAGGGTAACGAGTACAACGCACCTCAGCAATCTGTATACAACAGAGAGGCGGTGTACATGAAGAACGCAACTGTATATGGTGGTTCGTACATCACGGGCACAGAGCACATCTTCAACTACGGGCCCAAGAAGAACATTCCTAAGAACGTACACGACATCTCACGTGCTCGTTTATCATACAGCATTGTCGCAACCAACATCCGTGGAATGATACCAAAGTCAATGGTATCCTCTGTTATCGGATTTGCCGACATGCTCCAGATCACACACTTGAAACTTCAACAGTCTATTGCGAAAGCAAAACCAGATGGACTCATCATTGATATTGAGGGATTAGAGAACGTGCAACTTGGGCGTGGTGGAGAACTACAGCCATTAGAAATCCAGGACATTTATGAACAAACTGGTGTCTTCTATTACCGCAGCAAGAATCCAGAAGGAGGATTCCAAAACCCACCTGTTCGAGAAATCGGAAACCGTATCCGTAACATCCAGGAACTGGTAGCGCTATACAATCACTACCTCGGAATGATTAGAGATGCCACAGGTATCAACGAGGTGATGGATGGTTCTACACCAAAAGGAGAAGCGCTTGTAGGTGTAAATCAGATGGCAATGGCTGCAGGTAACAATGCGATATTCGATATCACGAATGCCGCTATGGTTCTGTACAAAAAAGTATGTGATGATATTGTACGCTGTCTACAGGTTATTCCGCCGGAGAGTATCCTTTATAAAGTTTATACGAACGCTGTTGGTGAGACCAACATGGCTGTTCTAAGTTCATTTGACAACCTGGCCATGTACAACTTTGGCGTCATGGTTGTGACGGAGATGAACGATACAGACAAACAATACCTTGAACAAAACATTCAGATTGCACTTGGACAAAGAGAAATTGATCTTGAAGATGCGATTGCCATTCGTCAAATCAAAGACGTTGAGCAGGCTGAAAGACTCTTGGTTGTTCGCAGAAAGAAACGAATCAAGCAGCAGCAAGAACAAGCCCAGCAGCAAGCACAAGTAACAGCGGAGGTAAATGCTCAGCAAACTCAGATGGCGGCACAGATGGAGATGCAGAAGAAACAAATGGATGCGCAGATAGAAGCGCAGCGCATGCAATTAGAGGCACAGGTCAAAGCACAGTTGATTCAACTTGAGTACCAGTATAAGATTGAAATCGAGAAGATGAAGGGAGAGTACGGGGTAGTTGAGCAACAAATAGAAAGCGGTAATCGAATGATGGCGGACGCCGAATCAGAGAAACGCAAAGACCAACGAATAGACAAACAAGCCTTGGCTCAAAGTAAATTGATTGCACAGCGTCAAGGGCAACGCCCACCGCTTGACCAAGACGTAGTAACTAACCTAACACTATCATAAAAAATGGGATGCTCATCTTGTGGATCTGGGGCTTGCGGTTGTAGCAATCCCACCAACGTAAACTTAAACAATGCGGCAATAGTAAACATATGTGCCCGCAGGGGAGATACGTTTACCCTAAAAGCAAACGTGAAAGACTCTGATGGAACAGCGGTCGATTTAACTCTGTACACTTACAAAATGGAGGTTCGTGAATACGACGATGGACCTCTTGTTATCACAAGTTCTAACATTACAATTTCCGGAACTGCGGCAGGCGTTCTCACGATTACTATATCTTCAACTAATATGGAAGTGGATGCTGGTACGTATGTTTACGGATTACAGGCAACGCTTATTTCAGACAGCACTGTAGACACATGGTTCTACGGTACGTTTGATGTTGTTCAAGATATAGTAGAAAACTAATGTCCGAAAAAGGTATCGACATAGAAATCATTAAACCTGGGGAAGTAACTGTTGAAATTACAACGGGTGAAACTCTTGTGTTTGACTTTATTGTACCCGAGTCTACCAATGTAGAAATTACAAAGGGCGACTTGAAACAACTCCCTGGCGCTAAGGGGGCTAAAGGAGAAAAGGGAGACAAGGGCGATGCCGGTGATAAAGGAGCCAAAGGCGACAAAGGTCAAAAGGGTGAACTTGGATTAAAAGGAAGCCAAGGAGACAAGGGCGCTCAAGGAGACAAAGGAAGTCAAGGCGACAAAGGAGTTGCCGGTGACAAAGGCGACAAAGGACAAAAGGGAGAGATAGGCGTTAAAGGAGATACCGGAGCCAAAGGCAGCCAAGGAGACAAAGGAGATACAGGAGACAAAGGAGTTGCCGGCGATAAAGGTCAAAAGGGAGAGACAGGAGTCAAGGGCGACACTGGAGAAAAAGGTCAGAAAGGTACCACTGGTGATAAGGGACAGAAAGGTACTGCCGGTGATAAGGGACAGAAAGGTACTGCCGGTGATAAGGGACAAAAAGGAGAGGTCGGCGACAAGGGTCAGAAAGGTATTGACGGTTCTAAAGGAGACAAAGGTCAAAAGGGTGCTACAGGTGACAAGGGAGATACCGGAGCAAAAGGTGATCAAGGAATCAAAGGGGACACTGGTGCCCAGGGTGACAAAGGTCAGAAAGGTATTGACGGTTCTAAAGGAGACAAAGGTCAGACCGGAGATAAAGGACAGAAAGGACAAACCGGAGACAAAGGTCAAAAAGGAGTAGGCGGCGGTGAAGGTGCCAAAGGAGAGAAGGGCCAGAAAGGAGACAAAGGACTCGACTCAGACGTTCCTGGTCCTAAAGGAGACAAGGGACAGAAGGGGGATACCGGAGCCAAAGGAACTACTGGAGACAAAGGTGTTGCTGGTGATAAAGGCGCACAAGGAGAAAAAGGAGAAAAGGGTCAGAAGGGACGCATCGGTGAACAGGGCGACAAAGGACAAAAAGGTGACAAAGGTTTAGACTCAGACATTCCTGGTCCTAAAGGACAAAAGGGAGACCAAGGGGATAAAGGACAGAAAGGTACCACTGGTGACAAAGGAGTTACAGGTGATAAGGGTCAGAAAGGCGATAAAGGAGTTAAGGGTGACCTTGGACCAGCATCTGACGTACCGGGCCCTAAAGGGGAGAAGGGTGAAAAAGGACGTGATGGCGGCAGTGGCGCCAAAGGAGCCCAGGGTGACAAAGGACAAAAAGGTGACCAAGGAATTAAAGGTGACCAAGGAGACAAGGGCGTTACAGGCGATAAGGGTCAGAAGGGTGACCTCGGTCCCGCTTCAGATGTACCCGGACCCAAAGGAGAAAAGGGTGAGAAAGGTAGAGATGGTGGCTCTGGCGCTAAAGGGGCACAAGGAGACAAAGGTCAGAAAGGTGAAATAGGAGTCAAAGGTGACCAAGGTGATAAAGGTCAGAAAGGTGACCAGGGCGACAAAGGCCAAAAGGGTGACCTGGGTCCTGCATCTGATATCCCTGGTCCAAAAGGACAGAAGGGCGAGAAGGGAGAAAAAGGACGAGACGGCGGTTCTGGAGCCAAGGGCGCGCAAGGAGACAAGGGACAGAAGGGCGACCAAGGAATCAAAGGAGTTAAAGGAGAACAAGGAGATAAGGGCCAGAAAGGCGAAATCGGCGTCAAAGGTGACCAAGGTCAGAAGGGACGCATTGGCGACCAAGGTGATAAAGGAGACAAGGGGCAGAAAGGTGACAAGGGTTTAGACTCCGATATCCCAGGCCCTCCAGGACCAAAGGGCGACCAAGGAGAGAAGGGGACCACAGGAGACAAGGGTGTTACAGGAGATAAAGGAGACAAAGGTCAGAAAGGAGACCTCGGTCCAGCCTCAGATATCCCAGGCCCTAAAGGAGAGAAGGGAGAGAAGGGAGAAAAAGGTAGAGACGGAGGATCAGGAGCCAAGGGAGACCAAGGTGAAAAAGGTAATCAAGGCGCTAAAGGTATTCAAGGTGACAAAGGTCAGAAAGGTGACAAAGGACAGAAAGGTGAGATAGGAGTTAAAGGTGACCAGGGCATCAAAGGTGCACAGGGCTCTAAAGGCGACCAAGGCGATAAGGGACAGAAAGGAGACAAAGGACTCGATTCAGATATACCCGGGCCACCAGGACCAAAGGGTGACCAAGGTGACAAAGGGCAGAAAGGTGACCAAGGAAATAAAGGAGACAAAGGACAAAAGGGTGACCTTGGTCCCGCTTCAGATGTACCAGGACCTAAAGGTGAGAAAGGCGAGAAAGGCGAGAAGGGTCGTGACGGTGGCTCTGGTGCGAAAGGTGACCAAGGAGAGAAAGGTGCACAAGGGGCAAAAGGTGACCAGGGAGATAAGGGACAGAAAGGACAGAAAGGTCAAAAGGGAGAAATCGGAGTCAAAGGTGCACAGGGCGCAAAAGGTGCACAGGGCGCAAAAGGTGACCAAGGTGCGAAGGGAGATAAAGGACAGAAAGGTGACAAAGGTTTAGACTCTGATATTCCAGGACCTCCAGGACCGAAAGGTGACCAAGGGGCAAAAGGCGTCACTGGCGATAAAGGCCAGAAGGGTGAGATTGGAGTCAAAGGTGACCAAGGTTCTAAGGGCGACCAAGGCGCTAAGGGTGACCAAGGTGATAAAGGCGCACAAGGAGATAAAGGACAGAAAGGACAAATTGGTCCCGCTTCAGATGTGCCTGGGCCAAAAGGAGACCAGGGCGCTAAGGGCGAAAAAGGCGAGAAGGGCCGTGACGGTGGTAGTGGCGCTAAAGGTGACCAAGGAGAGAAAGGTGCACAGGGCGCCAAGGGAGACCAAGGAGACAAAGGAGTGGCCGGTGACAAAGGTCAGAAAGGAGTAACCGGTGACAAAGGACAGAAAGGTGCACAGGGCGCAAAGGGAGACCAAGGAGCCAAGGGCGATCAAGGAAGTAAAGGCCAGAAGGGTGATAAAGGATTAGACTCTGATATCCCAGGACCAAAAGGTGACCAAGGCGCAAAGGGAGACCAGGGAGCCAAGGGGGTTGCAGGTGATAAAGGACAAAAGGGAGCCCAGGGCGCTAAAGGAGACCAAGGCGCAAAAGGAGACCAAGGAGATAAAGGAATTAAAGGACAGCGTGGAGAGACCGGTGGTGAAGGCCCTCCAGGACCAAAGGGTGACCAGGGTGCTAAAGGGGATCAAGGTGCTAAAGGGGACCAAGGCTCTAAGGGAGACAAGGGTCAAAAAGGAGAGATTGGCGTTAAAGGCGCTCAAGGCCAGAAGGGTGCTCAAGGAGCAAAAGGTGACCAGGGTGCGAAGGGAGATAAAGGACAGAAAGGTGACAAAGGTTTAGACTCTGATATTCCAGGACCTCCAGGACCAAAGGGTGACCAAGGTGCCAAGGGTGACCAAGGAGATAAGGGAGATACCGGAGCCAAAGGTGCGCAGGGCGCTAAAGGTGCACAGGGAGCAAAAGGTGACCAAGGAGACAAGGGCGACCAAGGTTCTAAAGGAGACCAAGGAGCCAA